TTCTTTAAGAAACTTGATAAATATTTTGACCAAGAAAAGGAGAAAAACTATGGCAAAAAATAAATTTGGTAAGACTGTAAAGGTGGATTCACCTTATGCAAGATATAAACTTGATGGCTTTGAGTGGGTAGTGCTAAAGACCTATCAAAGTGCAGACAATGAAAAGAAAAACTCTTACGCAAGGTGGTACACTGCGTGTCGTTCACCATTCACATATGGTTCGTGGGAGTATGGAGATGCATACATCAATGAAATCATAGGTGCAGGTGCTGAACTCGTAGGGTCTACACCTGAATGGCGAGATGAATATGTACGATAGACTATTATTAAAATTAATATTAGCATTTGGTCTAGCTATGTATGCCTTATGGCATAGCAACCAAGTGCTACCAATATAGAAGGGACACACATGAATATATTTTATTTATCAGATGACCCTCAGATTTGTGCAGAGCAACACTGCGACAAGCACGTGGTCAAGATGTGTATTGAGTATGCACAATTACTATCAACTGCTCATAGAGTTCTTGATGGTGAAGAGTACACTGTTATACAAAAAGGTAGAAGAATCAAGAGATGGAAACACCCTAACGAATGGTACGATAAAGACCTTATGTTAGCCAGTCACATCAATCACCCAAGCAATAAATGGGTACGAGAGAATGGTGCAAATTATATATGGTTGTACTCTTTGTTAGATAGATTACTTACAGAGTACACTCATAGATATGGAAAGATACACGCAGTTCAAAGAAGAATGTCAGTGTTATTAACACCACCAGTGAGTATTGGTTTTTGTTTAAACTGTACACCTATGCCACAATGTATGCCTGATGATTGTAAGGTAGAGCATATGCCTATACTTGCATATCAGAATTTTTATATGAAACACAAGCGACCATTTTGTAATTGGACTAAAAGACCAAGACCAATATGGTTTACATAGAAAGGAATAACAAGATGAAAGAAGCTAACACAAAACACATATCTAAAGTTTTAGCTTTAAGTTTATTTGACATAATGGAATTATCTGATGAGGGTATAGTAGATGCAAATTTATTTGACGATTTATATTATCACTTACTAGATAATGCAAAGCTAAGAAAACTATTGAAAGAGGATAATTATAGTCCACCATTTTTAGCTTCATTAGAGAAAATAAAAAACATAGCAATAGATATCAAAGATGATGATGAATGGGTGAATGATAGCCAAACACAAGCTGAATACAAGGGTGTGTGTGATGGTTTAGATATGCTCGTTAATCATCTTGAAGAATTAGAAAGGAATAACAATGGGTAAATATTTAAAGACTGAAATAGATTGGCAGATGATTAATGGATTTGCCAAAGAGATTTTAAGAATGGAGTTTGACAATCCAGTCTTGAAAAAATGGTGTGACACTGAGGGTTATGAGGGTTCAGAGTTACGCAAATACTTAACTGAAAACTGCAATGTAAAATTTCATCAAGAAAAATATGGTTCTTATGTTATGTTTCCAATGCACCCAAAAAGAAAGGACTAAACTATGAACAATAAAAAGTTTATATTAATAAATGTGACACAAGAAACACGCAAACAGATGACTGAGAATCAGTTACTTGATATGGGTGTGGACGAGTTCATCATTGATGATGCCTACGATAATGAAGAGATTACATTTTATCAAGATGGTGAAGAATTTATCTTGGAGAATCCAAGATTCTATGATACAGTAACTAAGATGAAAGGAATATAACTGTGAAAAAATATCTTGTAACAACCTATGCTAATGCTGAATGGCAATGCATAGTATATGCTGATGATGATGCAACAATGGAAGAAGTTGAAGAAAAAGTTTGGGAAGGTGACTATATTGAATTAAATAATGGTGACCCTACTAATGTTCAAGACGAACAAATAGAATCTATTGTTGAACAAACACCTGAAGTAATAGCTAAACTAAAGAAAGGAATATGACTATGTGTGATGTAATTGATTTTAAAACTAAAAAGAAAAAGAAAACTAAAGTTATAGATGCAGAGTTTGATGTGGACATTGTAGCTAAAGACTTAGAGAAAGTAATTAACAAACATATCAAAAGAAAGACGCATGGATTTGACATTGCGTGTGCCTTGGCAGATGTATCAGTGCAATTCATACACGATACTGCACCTTCAGTTGCGTCTGCTCAACATATAATATTAACTGCATTGCAACAACCATTGCAAGAAGCAATAGAGTACGAGAAAGGAGAGTTGGAAGATGACTAAAAAGAAATTAGTATATCCTAACGAGGGATATAGTAGTAGTGGTAGTGATGCTGACTATGAACAACCTATGACTGAAAAAAGATTTATCAAATGGTTAGATGAAAATGCACCAGTTGATTATGAAGAAGTTGAACACTTCAGTGATGAAGCAGGTGCATCAGTATGGATTAGGTTTGATTTAGATAAGGAGGAAGACTAATGCCAGTATTAGTACAATATAAAATCATTGATGGTTTCAATGAGTACAATGACTATCTCATACATCAAGATGACATTGATGTTACTGATGAAGAGAACCTAATCATAGATTTGGTTGGGGGAGATAGAGATGAAGGAGATTATAGAACAATAGAAGTTGTGTATGCCAAAAGCATAGGTATAAAACACGCAGAGTTTTTGCAGGAATGTTTTATAGCTTTCCCTTTTGGTGGTAATGAATGGCTACGACAACTTGCAATAAAAGAAAGGAGAGATAGATGAAAGTAAAAGAACTTATAAGACTATTACAATGCTGTGACCCAGATTTATATGTGGGTTGCTACATGGATGATGGAAACATATTAGACATAGAAAGTGTTGATAATTCTATGGATGATAGAATTGATATAAATGTAACACATGCTTATGAAGGGAGTGAGTGATGTACGAATGGAATGTAAGAGTTATTAAAACTCAGTCTACCTTTGCAGAGTTTATTGTTGAAGCCAAGACTAAAGAAGAAGCTGAAGCTAAAATAAATCCTGAAAAAGATGTGACTGATGACCACTGGAATCCAGACATTCAAACAGATGTATTTATACAATCTGACTATACAGAACGAATGGATAAAATATTACCTAATGATTATGATAACCCTGATGAAAAGGAGAATGAGTGATGAAAATATGGGACGATTATGATGACTGTATAATAGGTGTAGGTACACGCAGTGGTATGATGGATGTATTTATCTATGATAAGCACAGAATGATAACCAAACTGGTTAAAAGGGACGATATGTCTTATGATGAAGCTAGAGAATTTGTAGACTTTAACATTGAAGGTGGTTATATAGGTGAAGACACACCAATACTTGTTAATCTTATGTCACGAGAAGAGATACAAGACTATATGGAGATGTATGATGATGAAGAAACCTAATTACGAATTACTCATAGGTTATGTGGTGCTTACAACCATAATTTATTTAGTTCTAACTGCTGAAGCTAAGAGTTGGAGTTATAAATGGACTGGTAAAGGTAAACTTTATGACCAAAGAAACCAATACTTTGTGACTTGCAGATTAACAAAGGAAAAAATAGTTGAACCATTCTTTGGTGAAGACTCTGTTAAATGCTACTATACTTGTACTGATAAAGAAAAAATGGTTATCACTACACATAGTGGCTATGCTTGTGAGAAACAAATAACAACACCAAGAGGTGACAAAAGAGATTGGAGGGGAAGATAGTTTGTTGTAATTATACAACAGATAGTGTCAGTAATTTGACTATTGCATTTTAAATTTGACACGAGTTATACAAAAATTGTATAATATTTACATAAGAAGAAAGGAGATAATGTGAATGAAAAAAAGTGAACTGTATGAAAGAGAAATACAAGAACTAAATAAACAACTATATAATTCTTATAAAAGAATTAAAGAACTTAATAACAAAGATAAGAAAGGAGATAAATGATGTCACAAAGATTAAACTATTATGATAATAAATACTTTAGTGAAAAAGAATTAGAATGTCCTACTTCAAAGGATATAGTTTTAGCTGAAGGATTTTTAAATTGTCTTATAAATTTAAGAGAGAATGTTGGAGAACCATTACAGATAACTTCTTGTTGTCGTTCAGCAGAACATAATGACTGGTTAAAAAGTCGTGGCTATCCTGCAAGTCCTAACTCATTTCATAAAATAGGTAATGATAAATGGGACACAGATACTTGTGCAGTTGATATTGCTATACCTAATTCAGTCTTTAGAAAAGACTTAATTAAGAAGGCAATAGACTTAGGTTGGACTGTAGGTGTAGCAAGAACATTCATACACCTTGATAGAAGAATAGATTACACACCTTTACCACAAGTTGTTTATGTCTACTAAAGTTGACAGAGCATTATGGTTTATATTACAAATCCTATTTGGATTTATGATGGGTATATTTTTATTTACAATATTATATTTTATAGGAGATTATTTTAATGGGAATTGAAACACTAATACTTGGTATAGTATTTAACATCTATACCCTTGATAACTTTGACTTTTTTCACCAACGTGCAAACAATAATAAGACTATGACTTGTGTGTGGGAGTACGTTGGTAAGAAAAAACCAGAGCCACAGAACCCAAGCCTCACACTCTTGGGTAATGTATATTATAAACAGAAGTGTGTAAGAAAGGAACTAGATAAATGATAAAAGAAATGTTTGCATTGTATTTAACTTTTGCTTCACCAGTTGGTGAGGTAGAACTATTCGTCAGAGAATTACCTAGCTGTGATAATGCTGAAGAGATAGCTGAAGAAGAATATCTTAAAAGAGATATTGATAGAAGTAAACTTAGCTCATCAGGATATATATGTATTGGAGTGGAGCATCATATGATAAGGCAGAAATTTATTAAAGGTGTACCAGTTGACCCTAAGTACATACCAGTGCAGGAAAGAAAATGTGTTGTACCAATGCCAATGGAGATTAGATAATATGTTTACATATTTTTTAGTAACTGTATGGATAGAATACAATAATAAAATTTATCAAAAAGTTTTACCTAGGTTATATGATAACTGTGAGAAAACTGTAATGAAAATTTATGAAAAAACAAAACCACCTTATAAAGTAAAGGCAGTTAGGTGTGATACACCAAAAGAGTTTGGTGATAAAAGAAAGGATGAAGAATATGGACACGTCTATAAAAAATTACGATAATGTGAACAACCCAAGACACTATAACAAAGATGGCATTGAATGTATTGATGGTATCAAAGCATCAATGTCAGACAAAGAGTTTGTTGGTTACTTAAAAGCAAATGTTATAAAGTATCTTTGGAGGTATGATTATAAAGGAAAACCTTTGGAAGATTTAAAAAAAGCACAATGGTATCTTGACAAACTTATAAATATAATTCATAATGAGGACTTAAAATCAAGACAGATAATAATGGAAGGTTTTAAGGAAGGAGTAAATGATGATAACTAAATTTAAAACACATAAAGAAATACCAACATCTCTTGTAGATAATATATTAACTATGACTGGTGAAACAAATATTAAACAAGTTTCCTTGGAAGACATCAATGGATTTGTTGAACTAATGGAAGGAGTTGATAGTGGAATTAAAGAAATTAACAATAAAGGAACGTGAAGAAGTAGTTATGGCTATCCATAAAATAATTATGGAGTTAATAATTAAATATGATTCACCTGAAACTGTGTACCTAATGGCTAGAGTATTATCTATTACAGCTATAACCAAAGCTGAAAAAGATTACTATGGTTTTCTTACAATGCAGAACGCATTAAATGATACTGCTCAAGAACTTATAGCATTAGGTATGGGAGAAGAACCAACTGAAGGTGATGAAATCTTTGAGTTTATGTACGATAAAAATGATAATAACAAACTACATTAGGGGGTTAGATGAGTAATTTTTATATCATAACAACAGTAATACTTTTTTATGTATTACTTTTTATATAGGGGGTTAAATGTTAAAGATGGAAAGTAAATTTATTAGGCATGAACAATGCCCTAAATGTGGGAGTAAGAATAATCTAGCACGTTATACTGATGGTGCTCATTGCTTTACACCTGACTGTGGATATTATGAGAAAGGAGAAGGAGTGGAAGTAACACCTATTACAAATAATACTAATAGTTATTCTGACTTGTACGTTGGTGATAGAACTGAATTGAAAGATAGAAATATCTCTCAAGAAACTGCCAGTAAATTTGGAGTAACTACGTTAGCTAATAATGGTATGATTACAAAACATATCTATCCATTTTATAATGCACAAGGTAAGCATATTGCTAACAAGATTAGAGCATTGCCTAAACTTTTTACAACTCAAGGTAACTTTGCTGAGTCTGAATTGTTTGGGCAACATTTGTTTACAAGTGGACAGAAGTACATTACAATTACTGAAGGTGAGTGTGATGCTATGGCAGTCTTTCAAATGACTGGTAGTCGCTATGCTACTGTGTCAATTAAGAATGGTGTAGCTTCAGCAGTCAGAGATTGTAAACAAAACTTTGAATACTTAAATAGCTTTGAGAATATTGTGATATGTTTTGATAGTGATAGTATTGGTAGAGAAACTGCCAACAAAGTATCAGAGATATTTCCACCTAATAAATGTAAGGTAGTTAATCTTGAATTGAAAGATGCTAATGAGTATTTAAAGGCAGGTAAACGTGAGCAGTTTACTCGTACTTGGTGGGATGCTAAAC